TATGAAGTGCTTTGAAGAGAGCAAGAGTGTCATCATATGTAGCAGTGAACACGTCCATTTCACGAAGTGTTTTTCTCCACTTCTTCCACATCTCTTTCTCACCTTCGTAAGAATCTTCAATGTCAGGAAGTACACGCCAGTCAGAACCCTTCAGCATCGCTTTTCTTTCTTCCAACCTTTTATTCATCTTGGCATCATAAAATAGTCGCTCTTCAGAAATTTTAACGATCTTCTCTTTAATCTGCTGCTCTCTAATAACACCAGAAGCATCAACTAGTTGTGTCACTCTCTCTTTTAGTGCCAAAATTTGCTCTTGCGTAGCACCATTGAAAATATACTGCACTTCAGTTGATGAATTTGTCGCAAAATCATACTTTAACTTTTTACGTTGAATAAGTGCAGTATCATCGCTATAGAAAATAGCATACTGTAGTTCATCACCTTCCATATGAAATGTGTCACCGACAACCTCTGTCTTAAATCTTTCCATAATATCAGGAAGGATTTGAATTGGTTGATTGACCTTTGTGTTATTAGGTAATATAAGCGTACTAGTAGCATCAATCACGAGACTGTTAATGAGATCAATCTCTAAAACACTTTTTCTAATAGTTGTTTCGATATCAGCCATGGGTTTTCATATACCAACCTGTTACTATGTATTTATTCTTGTCGCCAAGAAGAAAACCGCCCCTATGAACATGTGTCAGACCAGCGGGGAAAATAACCATTGTACCTTGAGTAGGTTTGATTCTACGTTTCTGATACATAAATTCTGTTTCGCCACCCTCTTCGATGTCATTCAAGTAAATCATCCACACCAATTCACGGGCAGCGCACTCAAACGTACCATTCTCATAATGCCATGCATGATATCCACCGCCAGGAGGAGTTCTTTGGAACTTGATATCAGTAGACACCATCCTAGTCTTCTTCAGTGTGGAGTATTGCTGACAATAATGAGAAGCACAGGATTTCAACATCTGATTGACGTTCATAGTGTACTTTTGACTTGCATAGTTTAGCATGAAAGACTTATCTTCTCTAGTATATGAAGATCCGTACATTTCAGAACCGTTCATGGGAACTCTATCAGCGTCTGTTGCATCATGATCTAGTTCTAGATCAATGACCGACGATATGTCTTCATTTAAAACTCTATCACCATAATCAATGAGTTGCTCACATAGATTAGCGGGCACGAAGTTTTCCCATACACCAATAAAATCCGTAAAATCAACCTTGGTGATTTTTGGATCCTTCATCAGTTTCAGGGGACGATAGGGAGGGATGCCTTGTTCTGCCATTACAATAAAATAATATTAGTATGCTTTAATTATATATTTGACTTTGTGGAACTCCTCAATGACAGGAATCTGTCTATTGGGTTCCATAGTGACACTAGGAATTGGTTTCTTAATGTTTTGGTTGAGCTCAAATGTACCAGTATTCAGGATAAGACCAACAGGTGCTGTATTACCATTGAATTGATTATTATCAAAGGTGACGTTAAGTGTACTACCGAAGCTACCTAGTCCTTCTTTGAAAGAACCAGGACCATTCTGGTTGCCATAACTAAAGTCTTGGGTTGGATCTAAAACAGGAGTTAGACCCATCAAGTGGTTATGAGAAGAGGTTGTAGTATCATTATCTTCTAGAATTGCTGGTGGAGTATATGCTTCAACTCTAAATCTTCTTGTCTCAACGTCAATAGCAGCAGAAACAGCAACAGCACCAGCACGAGACTGACCATATACTCCTTCTGGATATCTCTGCATATTTGTTAATTGTGTAGAAACACTTTCAACGTCATTAGGATCTAGTTGACTGTAATGTGATGGCCACCATACTTTTGCAGATAATGTACGTGATACTTGTGCTGCGTTTTGGTTTTCTCCAAGAGGTGACGGTGGCCAAGTGCTAGCCCACTCAAGAATTTCTGCCTTGAAGTTAACTCCTTTATTGGTCAATAAAATGTTATCCCAAACAGTTTTAAAGTCGGGTCTACCAACTTTACGATCCAATTCTCCAATCCATAAGTCATACCAGGTTTCAGGAAGTTCTCGGAAGAGTTCGTCAGTACCACCACCACCGATGTAATCAACATATGGACCATCACCCATACCAGTTGTTCCAAGTGGGGTGCTATTTTCAAATCCAGTATTACCAGGGGAACCACTAGCCAGAACTTGAGTTTCCCATGGAATCAAACCTGTTGCACCAATATCATCAGTGACGGCACTAACATATAGGTGAGTGTGTACAGGAACATCAATTAGTTTCTCCTGCAACTGTCCAATCTGTGCAGTTACTGTACCAACAACAGCAAACTCAATGTCAGCTTGGATAGGTGCGTTGAACTGGGTCTTTACTGTACCAAAGTTAAAGAAGTTACTCTCGTTACCTGTGTTACCAGTACCAATGATCTGCTCATAAGGATTATCACCAGCAACGTCTACCTTATCAATGTACCACCATCCTCCAATGTTACCTGGTTCATTGATATTGTTTGTTGGCAAGAAAGCAGAAGATGCTCTATTTCCATCAACAACACCACAACCAGTGAGTTTCCTGTTTCTATAATCTGGAACATTGAAGTTAGCACCAGAACCACCATAAGTATATCCGATGACAGCAAATAGATCTCCATAAGAATCTTTAGAAAGACTTCTACCATCACACTCAATAAAACCAGGATATCTAGAATCTAGATCACCATCTATTGTACCATAACTTCCGCCTGGTTGCTTAAGAATGGAAAGAACTGTACCAATAGCGAGACCATCATCCTTTGAATTTCGTAGTTGGAGATCACCATTAGAGTCTTCATATGTGTAAGAGTTCTTCCTACTATACCATGTTCCCAGTAATTCTGGAGGTGGTGGAGCAACAGCATATGTCGAAACGTTCCAGATAAACTGATTGCTGCTACCAGTACCAATAGTGATGGTACTGCTCACCGTGCTTGCAAGACCACCAGAAGTTAGATAGAACTGGACACTACTGTTGGAAGGTGTAAATGTTCTTGGTCCCACAACTGGTGTGTCAAAGTCAATAGAAATCAGTACATTATTTGTACCTGTGATTGTAATATCTCTGTTGATACCAGAAACACTAACAACAGAACTAACATACTGTCTGTTGGGTGCTTTGTTTGAAAGACTTGCTGGTGCTGTGAAGTCAGCGTCAGTATCAGGACCAGAGTTTGTAACGATAGACCATGTAGGAACCTGTAGTGTACCAACTTTAATCGTAGTTTGTACTGTAGCACTGAATGTAGCACTAGATCTGTTATAGATCTGAATACTATCTCCGTTGCTTACATCTGTGGGGAAGATTCCGACAGAACTCTCACTACCATCGTCATAGTAAATTTTAACTCTTGGTTCCGTACCATCTGTAGATACTAGTGTTACAGGTACAGATACACCAGCACCCAGTCCAGTGATTCCACCAACTGGTTTTACATCAGACGCAATCAGTGCATCTTCTTCTGCACTTGGTTCATCTGTAAATACAAATGATTGTGGTGTAGTTGATGGGAAACTACCAGTAGTAACACCCCAACTAGATCCACCGACAGCATCACCAATGCTTAACAAGTTTGTAACTGTAGTCGTTGATGTTACTGGAGTGGTTAATACTAACTGTAGATACTCACCATTTTGAATAGTTGGATTGGTGCTAGAATCGACAAAAGTAACACCATCTAGAACACTATATCCTAGATCGTTTACAACGAAAGCATTACTAGAAGAGATACCAATTCTAGCATTATTATCAGTATTAACCACTGCCTGTGCATTTAGACCAGTGACTCTTAAGATCTCACTATAAACATCCACATCAACTGGCGCACCAGTAATTTCATTAAAATCAGGGAATGGTTCTGGAATGTTAGGTGGTTGAACCGCTGATGTGATCTGCCATCTCTCGGTTCTTGCACCAATAGTCAGGTCAGCAGTTCTAGTTAGACCACCAGTATCATTAGACTTGAGTCTTAACTGGAGTCTGTCACCATTTTGTACGAAGATGTTACTAGTTGGAATAACCCAGTCACCAAAGTCTGCTTCACCTTGGTGTACTAGCTGAATACGAACAGCGTAGTCATCAATATTAGTTCCAAGATAAGATGATACTAGAGAAACACTAGCAGATGATCCAGGTGTTAGTCCAGCAACCTCAACAATATCTTCTTGTGCTCTAGTACCATCACCATAGACGTACATAACGTCTGGTGTTGCATCATCTAGTGGTGTAAATGGGAATGGATCAGGAGCAAAGTCTTCTGGAACTGTAGAGATATACCAGATTGTTTGCTGATCACCGATCTGAACCGTTACACTCTGTGTTGTATCCCACGCCGAAGGTGCTTTAAACTTCAGGCGAATAGTTTGCCCTTCGCTTACATATACTGGTGTAGTTCCGAACGAAAAGGTCATTTAACGCAAGCAATGGTCACGATTTCTGTAGTATTTATCAGATCTCTCTGACCTCAATGTATGTTCCACTGTTTTCAATTTCAACCTGAATAGGATAATCAGATTTGACCTCCACAGGTATATCAATCTCCTCAATTAAAAGTTGATCAGTTGTTACTTCTACATCAGGAGTAATAACTGGTGCTTCATCACGCAATTTATCTTCAGATGATGGAATCTGTATAGCATTAGGTGTTTGATCGATATTGATAGGTACAGTGACAACATCTACATCAGTCAATCCACCACTACCAACTCCAGTTAGTGAATATTGTATAGAAGCAGGTCCTCTATCATGATAAGTAACTAAATGAGTGTAAGAAGCATTTGCGGAATTTCCTGCTCCAAGATCAACAGGACTGACAGACGGAGTAGTTACATTGCCGTCAAGATCTGTCTCCTGTATGTATAGCAAATATGATGCTGTTGCTCTAGACATCTCATGGGAGAGTGTTATGTTATCTCCATAAGATACTGCCAGAGGACCATTAAGAGAAACTGATGGCGGATCTACCACAGTGACAGTAAGTTGTGCGCTAGCAGCTCCACCAGGACCATCGGCAGACAAAGTATATGTAGTGGTTGTTGTTGGAGAAATAGTCGCTTGAGAAGATATATTAGTAGAACCAATTTCAGGACTGATGGTCACTGTGCTTACACTACCACTCACACTCCAACGTAATATTGTAGTATCTAATCTAACAATCTCACTATCATCTACAGTAAATGAAATACTTGGTGGTTGATATACCGTGAGAGTTCTACTTACACTCGCAGATGTATATCCATAATAGTTTCCAGTGAGTGTATATGTTGTTGTAGAACTAGGAGATACATTCACACTACCAGAACTAGCAACTCCACCAATATTTGTAATTGACTGTGACGTAGAATTAAATGTACTCCACGACAATGATGCACTCTGCCCCTGAATGATTGAATTAGGACTCAAGCTTAACGAAACAGTTGGATTTGGGTATGTACAACTACCGTCATTGTTTGTAGCACTAGAATTGTAGTTACTAGCATTAGGATCAGTACATCCATAGACAATATAGGTACATCCAGTGCTTGGTTGAT